GTCGGTCTCGATCACCCGGCAGATTTGGCGCATCGGGCTCATTTCGAGCTCGATCTCGACCATCTCGTCGAGATATTGCGGCATGACCATGAAGCCGCCATCCTGCGGCAGGACGCTCGAAAGGTCTTTGATCTCGAGCTTGTCGGCCAGCGCCTTGACGTCCTCGTCGCGGAAGTAGCTGTTCAGCGAGCCTTCGCGGAAGAACGTGTCGACGGCCTTGGCTTCCAGGGCGCGGAAGCCGCGCTCGATCAGCTCCGGATCGGCCTTGGCTTCGACGTTTTGGCCGGCGCGCTTGAGAGCGGCAATCTCGGTGTTGACGGAGGCTTTCAGCTCCTCGACCGCGGTCGCGATCTTGGTGGTGCGGGCCTCGACCAGGGCGTCGAATTTCTTCTCGCCTTCGGTCTGGCTTGCCTTCATCGCTTCGATCGCGCTGAACACGCCGTCGATACGCTGCTTGATTTCCAGAGGCAGGGCGCCCGCGCCGTCAGCCATGATCCGCTCCTTAAGCTCGCAGAGCGGCGATCATCCTGTCGAGCGCCGCGGTGATGGGCGCATGTTGGCTGGCGTCATCGAGGGCGCGGATTAGGGCCGCGGCGTAATCGTCGCCGGCGTCGGCCTTGACTGACAGGACGCGCGCGTCGTCGAGCATCGGGATCGGGACAAGGCTAATCTCGCGCAGATCGACCTCGAGCAGCTTGCGGGTCTGGATCGGGTAGCCGTCCGAGCCCTCGACCTCCTCGATCTCCTTGCGCACGGTGCGGAAGCCGATCGAAATGCCCATTTCGCCGCCGGCCTTCATGACCGCGAAAAGCTGCTTGGCCTCGGCCGTCTCGAACACGAGCTGGCCTTTGACGCGCAGGCCGGCCGAGTCCTCGCGCAGATCGGTCCAGACGCCGACCGGAACGGTCGTCTGCATGTGGCCGAACAGCATCGGCATCCGCGACGCCTTGCGCTCGGCTAAGGTTTTCTTGAACGCGCCGGGCATGACGATGTCGTTGCCGTGATCGCGCGCGCCGAAGTGGCTCGCATAGCCCTCGATGATGCCAAGGCCGTCGCCGTCGGCCTTCAGTTCTAGGTCGCCCCAGAGGGAGATTTTTTCGAGCGTGCTCATGGGCCGATCATCGGCCCGCCGGCTTAAAGCGCGGATTGCGTCGATGCCTCGATCGCGGCCAGCCACGGGCCAATGAGATTGGCCCACACCGCATCGCTTGCCGCTGCGGTGAGAAACGCCGCCGGCCCATCGCCCGGCCCGGTCACGCGCCGGAACCCCGCCACGCGGGCCAAGGCCGGCGGCGGCGAGCCATCGGCCAGGCGCGGCACGGCGAGCGATCGGCCGGCCTCGGTGGCGGTCTTGGCCGCGGCCTCGATCACCGCGGCGCCTAAGCGTTCGTCGAGCTCCACGGCCTCGCGGGCCAGGCGATCGACCACGGCGCCCTGCTCTGTCCGCTCGCGGGCGATGATCGCGGCCCGCCGCTGGTGATCGTCGCGGACCATTGAGCGCGGCAGATAGCGCGCCACGCAGCGGCACTGGATCGTCTCTTGCGCCGGCCCGCGCGGATCGCCGGGGCGCATCAGCCCGGCGCCGCCGACCTTGAATAGCTCCTGCAGCTCGCGGACCTGGCCGTTAGCGGCCCGGTGCGTTGCGCGCGTTCGCCTGTCGAGCGTCGCCGTCCAGACCTTGACCATATCGGCGCCGCGCTTGGTCAGCTCCTCGGCGTGGCCTTGCTGCGCCCATGTGGCGGCCCGGTGCAATTCGGTGCGGGCGATGCGTTGGGCGCGCGCAAGCGGCGTCAGGCCGCCGATCCCGTCGATGAGGGTCGCGATCTCCCTGCGGATCGCCGCCGCGCCTAGGCCCTGATCGGCGCCGCGCTGAATGATCGCGGCAATGCGCGCGCGCTGGTCGGCGGTGATCGCCTGCACAAGCTCGGCGCCGCGCTGGCGCGCCCACTCCTGGCGGGCGACCTCGAACTCGGCGACGCTCTTGGCTTCGATCTGCGCCCAGCCGCGACGCTGCACGTCGATCGCCAGCGATTGCGCGGCGATCAGAGCGCCCGTCACCCGCTGTTGCACGGCTTGGGCCGTGCGCTGGTCAACGCTTAGGGCGCGGTCCCAACGCTCAAGGGCGGCAGCGATCGTGCGCTCGAGCGTGTCCTCAAGCGCCGTCAGGCCGGCAAGGAGGCGCTGGTCGAGGGCGTCCACTGGTCCCTACCGCGCCAGCGGCTTCGGGCGCTTCCCTTTCGGATTGGCGAGCCAGCCGGCCAGCTTCTGGCGTCGCGCGGCGAGCCGATCTGCGCGCTTCAATCCGGCGCGGTTTGGCGTCACCACGCCTGCCTTGCGCAACCTGGCGGCGGTCGGCGGCCGCCGGCGCCCCCCAAATTCTTTCGCCGTTTTGGCTTGCGTTTTCGGGGCGACGCGGCCGCCGCCCGGGTTTGAAAGAAACCGCTTATATGGCCCGCGCCCCTGACCCGTCCAAGCGCCATCAACCGCAAACTTGCGCCGCTGCGCCTTGCTCATCCGAACCCCGCCAAAAGTCACGCTTTTAACTTCGACCGCCGCGATGGCGCGCTCCAGATCAAGCATAATACTCTCCTTCAAGGTCAGCGGTTGGCGGCGATAAACGCGCGCGCCTGTGCTCGCGCACCCATTAGATCACGGCGCGCCTTCTCCACGCCCTTCAGGCGCTTAGACGGCTTTGCCGGTCCAATGCCAGCAGCGGCAAGGCGCTTCTTGCGCGCGGCTTGGCCGGTCGCTCGTTTGGCTGGCGATTTGAATGTGCCACGCAGCGCAACGCCAGGCTCGCCGGCCATACTTCCCGCAGAATAGACCTCTCTGCCAGAGCCGAGACTGTAGATCGAATCGGGCCGATTTTTCCAACGCTTGTCAGCGCCAGCGACCGCGCGCCGTTGCGCGCTGCTCATCCTGACACCGCGATAGCTCACCCGCTTGACCTCGACGGCCCACACCGCGGCCTCTAAATCCGTCACTTTAGACCTCCATCAATCTTGCTAACGGCGACCTTTTCGCCCGCCTGCGTGCCGGTTCCGTCGCCGCTCTGGCCGTCGCCGTCTTTGTCCTTCGCCGGATCATAGCCAGGAAACGCCATCATCTGTTGAAGCTGCACTTCGGCTTGGCCGGCGGCGGCTTCGTCGGTGCGAATCTTGGGATGCAGCGGCGCGCGGAAGCCGTCCATGTAAATCTCGTCGCCAATGTCGGGCGCCAGCGCGTCGTATCCCATAGCCTCGCGAAGCTCGTTCAGCGTCAGCGGCACGCCCTGCATGGTGAGGCGCTCCCACTTGGATCGCAAGTCATCGGCGAGCGCATAGACCTTGTCGTCGTCGACCATCACCTTGCAATTCTTCAGCCCGCTCCGGACTGCGATCCAGCGGCCAAGTGTGCCGTAAACGTGGCGGGCCTCGGGAAGGACGGTTTGGCGGAAGAACGCCTTGGCCGCCTCTTGGTAGTTCGAGAACGTGTTGTCGCCGGGGATGCCGAGCAGCATCGGCGGAACGCCAAACGCGAGCGCGATCATGCGCGCGGCGTCGTCCTTGGTCTCTTTGGCCTGCATGTCGACCATGGTCATGCCGAACTGGACCCAATCGAGGCCGCCATCGAGCACGAGCGGCTTGCCGGCGTTCTTCGCCCCGCCGACCCGCTCGTCGAGGGACTTTTTTAGCGCCTCGCGCTGGGCCTCAGTGAGCGCCGGGACAGCCGAGCCGGCCGGAACCTGCGGCGCATATTTGAGCGCCCCGCTTGGCGCGCCGCCATTGTCGAGCAGCGACTTTTGAAACGTCAAAGCCGCGTTGTGCAGGTCGACCGCCCGCGCAGCCGGCGATAGGCAACCCTGCCCCCAAATGTCATCGAGCGGGTTGAATTCGCGCATGTGGAGCAGGTCGGATATGCCGATCTGCACGTCAACCGGCCAGTCCTTGCGCCGTCCGAACGCCTCGTAGCGATACGCCAGCGGCGCGCCAGTCGGGCCGGGGATGATCTGCATCCGATCGGGGCGCAGAGCCCACACCTCGGCGGGATAGTCGCGCAGGCCGGTGACGAGCTCAATGAACCCGTTGCCGTGCAGCTTGCGATAAGCGACCAAGCTGCGAATGAACGCGAAGCGGTCGCTTTCGGGGTTGGGGCGCTGGAGCAGGCGCACGACCGGGTTGGCCGGGCTGGTGTCCTCCTCCTCGCCGATCATCACGTAGGGCTCGATTTCGGCGACCGCCTCGGCGATCATCATCGAGGCGCGAAATACGATCGGATTGTCGGCGAAGGCCCGGATTCGCGCGCGATAGTCGGGCGGGCTCCACTGAGCCATGCCGACCTTGTAATGGACCGCCACGGCCGCCGCAGCGCTCGCCTTCGTCTCGATCGCCGGCATGGCTTTGGGTGCGTCGGTGAGCGCGCCCCAGGCTTTCGTGATGCGATCGGCGAAGGTCATCAGAACTGGTCCATAAACTTGCGGAAGGTGTCGGCGCGGCGATAGGTGCGGGGCGCGACGGTGTCGAACAGCCTCTGAGCAGGCTCGGCCTTGGGCTGGCTTGCCGCCTTGCCCTTGCGCCCTTTCGTGGCTTTCGGCGCCATGCGCTTCGCCCGCTTTGCGAGGTAGCGCTCGGCCTTGCCGACCCGTGTTCGCATCCCCTTGTTGCGCCGGCGGGCGGGCGTGGCGTCGAGCGCTTCGCGGGCGCCGGCGAAGCGGCCCTGCAGTAGCGCGGTTGAGCCCGAGCCGCTGAGCAGCTTGAGCTCGAGCGCGTGGATTGCAGTCCGCAGGTCGTCCATAGATTTCTCCTCGTCCATAGATTTCTCCCCTCGCTCGCGCCTGATGAACGCCCGCTCGTGCGGATCAAGACCCTGCGTGCCGAGCCGCCGCTCCTTGTCCCGCAGGCGGGTCAGCGCCGCCGCATAGTCGTCAGACCCAGGGTCGAGGTCCATCACGGTCGCGCGCGGCTCGCGGATGCGACCGGATGATCGCGCGCGCCGTCGATCGCGGCCGAATATGTCTCGCCACTTTGCCATGCCGCCATCATGGCCCGAGCCTTACAGGCTGAGGATGCGCGGCACGGGCGGGATGTAAGCGCTCAGCGCCGTCAGCGCCCACACGGCAGCGTCGGCGCGGTTTGGCGACGGCCCACCCTGGTAGCCGGAGCCGGTGAATTGGGCGAGCTCGTCCTCGAGATCGGCCCAGCCTCGGCCGGCGGTGTCGATGCGCGCGTGGGCGACTTTGGATTGCTCGTAGAGGGCGCTGATCGGCTCGGCGCGAACGTGCTTGCCCCTCGAGGCCGTGACCAGATCGACGCCGCAGCCAGGCGCGGCCAGCGAGATCACAGCGCGCACCATGTCGCCGCCGAAGTTGGATTCGGCGATGATGCGGTCGGCTTGCCAGCGCTGCGCGGCTTGCGCGACGCGGCGGCCCCACTCCTCGGGGCGTTCCTGGCAGGTCAAGTCCTCGAGCAGCACATACCGCTCGGAGCCACGCAG